TAAAAAGGTTGATGAAAAATCAGGGCACGTAGGTGAATCATTAGAATCAATAACTATTCAAATGGCAGAACAAGAATTATCAAAATATTCTAAAATCCAGGATGGTGGAAAGAAAATTGGTAAGTTAAGAAGAAGAGGTAATTTACATAAAAAATTATTAATATATAATAATTATCCTTATGAAGATATAGAATTAGATAATCCTGAAAAAAAAATAAAAATAAATAAAAATATAATTATGTCAAAGATTGATACTTTATTACATAAAGAAATTGAAATGTTGACAGGGGGTCTAAGCCCCCAATACCCCCTTATTGGCTTGCAGCCAAACCGCTTAACTCACGCACGCGTGAGTATTATTTAATTTTTTATCTAGAATACATAAAAATAATGATTGTTAGATACAATTATACAACAACAATAAAACAATATACTACAACAATAAAATAACAATAAAATAACAATAAAACAATTATACAACAACAATAAAATAATATAACAAAAGTAATAAAATAATTATACTACAACAATAAAATAATTATCTAGGATACATAAAATAATTATCTAGAATACATAAAAATAATGATTGTTAGATACAATAAAATAATTATCTAGAATACATAAAAATAATGATTGTTAGATACAATTATACTACAACAATAAAATAATTATCTAGAAGACATAAAAATAATGATTGTTAGATACAATTATACTACAACAATAAAATAATTATCTAGAAGACATAAAAATAATGATTGCTAGATACAATTATACTACAACAATAAAATAATTATCTAGAAGACATAAAAATAATGATTGCTAGATACAATTATACAACAACAATAAAACAATATACTACAACAATAAAATAATATAACAAAAGCAATAAAATAATTATACTACAACAATAAAATAATATACCACAATAATAAAATAATATTCAACAACAATAAAACAATTATACTACAACAATAAAATAATTATCTAGAAGACATAAAAATAATGATTGCTAGATACAATTATACAACAACAATAAAACAATATACTACAACAATAAAATAATAAAATAATTATACTACAACAATAAAATAATTAAATAATACTCACGCACGCGTGAGTTAAGCGGTTTGGGCGCAGCCCAATAAGGGGGTATTGGGGGCTTAGACCCCCTAAATTAGAAATTCCAGCTAGGTGGTAAACCATATTCACACGCTTGAAAATTAGTTTGTAAATGAAGAATATATATTGCAATTACAATATCTAACATACCTGACCATTCATATACGAAATCCATTTTATTTCCAATATACCATCCACCAAAACGTTCTAAAAAATAACGACTAAGAATAGTTTTTTTAGATAAATCCGCTATACCAAAATAAATATAGCTTTGAATCATAACCACAATATTTATTACTAAAGATATATATGTAAGCATAATACGATATTTATCAGGCAACATATAAGTAGGAGGAGGATTAAAACTACCATCATCAGATATTTGTGTTGTATCTACAGTAATTTGAGTTATGATTGCCATACAAATTATAAATAAATAAATATACCAATTATCTGGAAAATATGTTGTAAAAGGAATACTTATCCATAAACTTAACGCCATAAAACAATAACTAATACAAGATATTATTGCTATAAGATAAAGATGCCATTTATAACTTAATCCTGTGAATGCTTTGGTATAACTAAACCGCTGTGGTTCATTATAATATTTAACTAAATTTAATATTACTGATAAAAGCAGGAATAACCAGCGAAATATTGGTGCAGTAATAAATTCTGCTAAAGAAAGTAATAATTCGTTCATTTCCAATAAGATTATTTACACCAAAATTATTTGCTACCTAAAATTATTTACTAATTTATATTGATATTTATTTGAGGCATATCTTATTGTAAAAACATCTTAAAAAACATCTTAAAATATAGTAGATATATTTTAAAACAAAAAAAGGTAAGAAAAATAGAAAATTAAAAAAATAGAAAAATAGAATAATATGTCATCACCAAATACAATAGTAAAGCCAAAAATGGATAAAGGTTTGATTGGTTGGATTACACAATATGATTCCCTAGTTGTTTTCGGCGGGTTAGGTATAGCAGTTATGGCAACAATTATATTTACAGGTTTATTCCACGCTGGTGATGTAGCTAGAACTAATTTATTATTTAATGCCGTCTGTGGGTTTGGCTTAGCATTTGTATTTATATGGTTAATATTTAAATTTATGGGCACCCAGATAGTTATTATGGGTAAGTCATTTGATGTGGGTATGGTGGTTTATATATTTATTGTGTTTTTTGTAATATTTGTGTTGGGGAATTAGATTACACTGATTTTATGCTAGACTTGCCATTTTATATTTTCATAGTTTAAAATTTTATAAAGGGTTATTATCAATGTCTCTTTAAATTTATCAAGATGTTTAAAATCATATATATTTTGCATTGTTTTATTAATATCTTCTAATGATGTTTTATCTTTTCTTTGCTTCTTATTAAAAAATCTAGGTGCTCCCAGAACAGTTATTAAAGATTCAGTAAATGTATTTGCATCGTATAATTCGACTTTGGTCGGAAATTTAATATCTGGTTTGTCTTTTTTGGAATAGTATTCTAGAGGCTCACCTATTTTAATTTCTTTCTTGGATTCTTTTTTCTTGGGTTCCATTTTGGGTTCCGTTTTGGATTCCGTTTTTGGCTCTGCTTTGAGTTCTTGATTAATAATTGCAGATTCTTTTGGAGATTTTTTTCCAGAATCTATAATTATTTTCTCTTTGCTTCTAGGAACATCAATAACTTCCGCTCTAGAAACAGATGCAGTAATATTAGTATTATGTATTGCAATATTTTTCTTAGTTTTTTTAGCATCTACATTGTATATTATATTTTTGAGTGTTCCACTACCAGATTGCAATTGCGATTGCATTTGTGATTGTGATTGTGAGTGTATCTGTGAATTATAAATATTATTTAGTTCGTGTTGTTTCATTTGTATTTTTCGTAATTTATTCTTTTCATCCTCAATACTTCGCATTAGTTCGATTTCTTTTTTTCTATTATTTAGGTGGATTATTTCAGCTTTCTTTGCTTTAAATTTTTGTAATTCAATCATTTGTTGCTTCTGTAATAATAATCTTTGCTCCTCTAGATTAGATAATTCTGGATTTGGATTTTGATTTTGATTTTGATTATTCTTGGGTGATACTCTAGATTGTTTATTACCATTTAGAATATTACCAGTTTGGATATTTATATTTCTAGTTTCTGGAGGTATAGATTGGGATTGGTTAGTTGATTTGTTTTGGTGTTGCATAATATTTCTAATAGGCGAAGGTACTCTAGCCTGCAAATCTGTATTGTTTTGAAAATTGTTTATTGTTGCAGATGTAGGTGAAAGTTTAACTAATGGTTTATTATGTCCCCCAATTTGTGTATTTATATTATTTAATATATTTTGAACTTTCATTTTAGGATTGTTAGGTTCGCCCTTATAATCTTGCGATTCTTCCGCAGATAGTTTTGGATTTATGGAAACCGTTTTAATTTCATCCTTTTTCTTTGCATTATTTGATACATTACCACCAATATTACCTGATATATTACTTGCATTATGTTTTTGTATATATTGATTTGCATATTGTTGTGGATTTGCATATTGTTGTGGATTTGCATATTGTTGTGGATTTGGAGTATTTGCAGGTTTATTTTGTGGTATAGTTGGTGAATTTTTTTGGTTGCTAGAATCATTTTTTACAGTTGGTATAAAATCATAAATATTTATATTGGATTTTGAATTATGTTTATTACTAATTATTGCTTTTGGCATTTCATTCTTTCTAGCTAACTCTTTTTTTTTATCTTCGTCAATTATATTTTTAACTGAAGTATTTATATTTGTAGTTGGTATTGGAGAAGCAGTTATTTGTCTAGAATTATTTGTATTAGATATTGGTCGGGTAGGTAATGGATTATTGGATGGATTATTGAATGGATTATGGGAAGGAATATTTTGGGGAGTATGTATTAGGGTTGCGGGTAATGATTTACTAACATGGATAACATTAGATTGATTTTGATTAGGTTTAATTTCAAAATTAGTAGTTTCTGCATTAGTTTTAGTTTTTTTTGATGGTTTTAAATTATATTTTTCTAAAATAGCATTAATTTCTGCTTTCTTTTTTGGGTCGTTTTTTATATCATTTTTAGTTTTAGTAAGTTTTTCTGCTATATTAGTATTGGCAGATATGCTAGATGTATTTATTAATTTTTCCATAAAGTTTAATAAATAATTTTATTTACTATGTATTATGTGCTATTTACTATGTGCAATGTATTATTGTATAAGGTATAGAATATATAGAAAAATTTTATATATATGTACCGATTTTATTTATTTAATTTGTCCAAAATTGAAAATAAAATTGAAAATAAAATACAATACTATATACAATACTATATACAATACTATATACAAAATAGTAATAATATTTAGTTAGGAAAATGGAAAATTATTATGTTGTAAAAAAAGGTTATCAACCAGGGATATATAAGACTTGGTTAGAATGTAAAAAAGCCGTAGAAGGATTTAAAAGTCCAATATATAAAAAATTCAGTTCTTTCGATGAAGCTAATACATTTTTTAAATCTGAACTAAAAAATTCAACATTATCTATATTCAAAGATACATCTAAAGACACATCTAGAGATACAAATAAAATTTCCTTAGGAAATAGTCTATCATTAATATCCGCTGAAGAAATGCAAAAAATAAAGGAAATGTCTAAAAACATAAAAAGTTCTCCATATTCTGATGATTTAAATTATAATATTAACGGATGGAATTGTATTACAGATAATGAAAATGCAAATGCAAATGCAAGTGCATTGAGTGATATTTATATATTTACTGATGGTTCAGCAAGGAAATTGAAAGGAAATGCAGAATATTACAATAGTGGTGTAGGTGTTTATTTAGGATATCAATGTATAAATATTAAAGAACAATATAACAATAAAACAAATAATCAATGTGAATTAATGGCAATGGATTATGCATTTAAATTAATTGTCAGATATCATAGGGAAATATCTGAAATAGGCAAAGTTGTAAAAATAGTTAGTGATAGTGAATATAGTATTAAAGCGTGTTCTATTTGGTTAAATCAATGGAAGAAAAATAATTGGATTACTAGTAGTGGGGAACCTGTAAAGAATAGGGAATTAATAGAAAGCATTGATTCGAGTATGTCAAGAATAAAATTAATTAATAGTAAAATAGAAGCGATTATTGATTCTAAAATTGATTCTAAAGCTGATATTAAAACTCAATCTAAAACTGATACTGTGTCTAGATATAAAAAAATAATAGTAAAATTAATTCACGTTAATAGTCATCAAACACCAGATTTGCAAGATAAGTTTAAATTTAATATATGGTTTGGTAATTATGTTGCGGATTGTTTAGCCCAGAATACAATATGATATATATATGTATTTGTAATAAAAAATTGATTTTTTTAATATAAAGGATTCTTTTTTAATAAAGATTATTAAAATCAATTAAAATCAACTGGTTAATAAATCATTATACCCAAAAACATTATAATATAATAACATAATACAATGGCTGAAATTAAATTTATTTCTGAAAACAGAGATATGTTAATTGAAACAATAGATTTAATGCAAAATAAATTTACTTCTTTAGTAGGTGAAATAACTGATGAATTACGTGATTCTGTAATAATGTTTAGTGAAAGGATTAATAATAAGTTAAAACATATTGAGAATAAATTTAGTGTTCAGCAAGAAGAATTAGAAAATCTAAAAACAGAGCTAAAATCTAAGCAATTTGATGAAAGTAATTTTAATAATGTTTCTATGATTAAGAATCAATCTAAGCAAATAGCTGAAAAGGAAATAAAGATTAAAGAATTAGAAAATCGTATTAGATTGTTAGAAGGTAGTAGTAATAATAATAGTAATAATAATAATAGTAAAGCATTTATAAATAAGTCTGCAATTGGTAATGTTTCTAAATTAAATACTATTGAAAATGAACCAAATAGCAAAACAGATAATAAATCAGATAATAAAATAGAAGTATCTAATCAAATTCCCAATGAAGTTATAAATGATGATATAGAAATAGAAGTTTCTAAGGACATAAAAAAAACTAAGGGTCGTATTATTAAGAAAAAAATTATTGAAGTAGATGTAGTAGAAAATGAAATTAAAACCGATATTGTAGAAAATACTAAAACAGTTAAGAAAATTAGTAAGAAGCCTATTAATAAAGAATTGGAAGAAGAAAATGAATCAAAAAATGAATCAAAAAAAGATGAGGAAGAACGGATTCGGTTGGAAAATGAAATTATTGAAAGACAACAAATCGAAGATGAAGAAGAATTGAGATTAGCAGAAGAAGCCGAAGCATATCGAATTGCAGAAGAATCAAAAACTAAATCTAAAATAAGTAAGAAGACATCTGATAAATCAATATCATCTTCTGATAAAAAAACTAATGAAAAGAAGCCAATTAAAAAGAAAATAGGAAAGGAAATTGAAAAAGAAATTGAAAAAGAAATTGAAGATGAAAAACCTGTAGCAAAAGTAGTTGCAAAAATTACAGAACAGGTACAAGAACAAAAAAATAGCCGACAAGTAGTTTTTCCAGATTGTCCTCCAAATGATGAGGATTTGGAAATATTAGAACTAGATGGTGCTGATTATTATAAGGATACAACTAATAATAATGTATATCAAATTATTAATGGTGATGATCGTGGTATATTTTTAGGTGTATATGATGAAAATAACAATACTATTATTTCACCTTAGGACATAAATAATGCTTTTATTCTTATTCTTTTATTTTTTCTTCTTCTTTTTTACTTTGTGGTGGAATTACTATTACGAATACTATTAAATATTACTACTAAAAATAATAGTATTATGACTGTAACAAAACCTAATGCAATATTTTCAATGTCTTTATTATTATTTTTAATTTTTTCTTGCACCATATTCTTGTTATTCATATTGTTATTCATATTACTGAAATGGGAAATAGAAGTGGTAGAAGGCGATTGACTGGTGGTAGAAGGCGATTGACTGGTGGTAGAAGGCGATTGACTGGTGGTAGAAGGCGATTGACTGGTGGTAGAAGGCGATTGACTGGTGGTAGAAGGGGATTGGGTGGTGGTAGAAGGCGATTGACTGGTGGTAGAAGGCGATTGACTGGTGGTAGAAGGCGATTGGCTGGTGGTAGAAGG